TGAAAGCCTAGCTAAGCAGTTAATCCTTCAGAACATGACGCCAGAGCAGCAGACTGCTGTTCTGGAGTCGGTTCGCTCTACCTTGCAAGAGGCCAGAGGCAACCAGAAACGACGGGTGAGCGAGAACGTCGGCATGGTGGTCGATGCTTTGAAGAAGATTGAAGCCGACATTCGGGCGAAATACGACGATCTAGGCAACAAAATCACGGCTAGGGTCAACTCGATACGTGATGGGCGTGACGGCACCAACGGATCGGACGGTCGAGATGGCTTAGATGGCCGTCCAGGCCGTGATGGCGCTCAAGGACCCGCTGGTCCAGCTGGCCGCGACGGTGTGAATGGGGTTGATGGGGTTGATGGGGTGTCTGTCACGGACGCCAAGATCGATTTCGACGGATCTTTGGTGATTTCGCTCTCAAACGGGCGTGAAATCAACGTCGGTGAGGTGGTTGCTCCCGATGTAGCTGAGAAAATTCGTATTGTCGCCAATGGCGGCGGTACATCGCAGACGGTCATTGATGCTTTGGCGTCGTTACAGACACAAATCAACAACATTTACCCCAGCCAGACGGGCAATGCGGGTAAGTTCTTGACCACCAACGGAACGGCTGTTTCGTGGGCTAACGTGGCAGGCGGTCTTAACTACCAAGGCACTTGGGATGCAAGCACGAACACTCCAACACTGACTTCCAGCGTTGGCGTCAATGGCTATTACTACATCGTAGCGACCGCTGGCTCAACGAATCTGAATGGTATTACCGATTGGCAGATTGGCGACTGGCTGATGTTTAATGGAACGGTCTGGCAGAAGATCGACCAGTCGAACTTAGTCACTTCGGTCAACGGCCAAACAGGTGCGGTCAGTCTGACGACAACTAATATCAACGAAGGTACGAACCAATACTATTTGGATTCGCGCGCTAGGTCGGCTATCAGCGCAGGCACGGGGATTAGTTACAGTTCATCTACTGGCGTTATCACAAACAGCGCGCCAGATCAGACAGTCGCATTGACAGGTGCTGGTACGACCAACATCACAGGTACATACCCTAATTTCACCATCACGTCGAACGATCAGTTTGCAGGCACGGTCACAAGCGTAGCTGGCACCGGCACGGTCAATGGCATTAGCCTCTCAGGCACGGTTACATCTAGCGGCAGCCTGACACTGGGCGGCACGCTCTCAAACGTTAGTCTGGCAACGCAGGTAACTGGCACACTGCCGATTGCCAATGGTGGTACAGGCCAGACGACACAGACTGCAGCATTTGATGCCTTGTCACCGCTGACAACTAAGGGTGATTTGATCACCCATAACGGCACCAACGATGTCCGCTTGGCTGTTGGATCGAATGGCCAACTGCTAACCGCCGATTCGGCAGAAGCTACGGGTGTGAAGTGGGCGGCAGCGCCAGTCAGCACCACGGTGTCGGACGACACCACGACGAACGCAAGCTACTACCCGACGTTTGCAACGGCGACCAGCGGTACGTTTTCAACGGCCACGGTATCTAGCACTAAGCTGACATACAACCCGTCGTTGGGTGACTTGAGAGCGACACAACTCGCTGCTTCCAACGGCATTATGTTCACCAACCAGACGATCAATACATCGGTGACGTTTCCTACTGGGTACGATGGTATCAGTGGTAGAAACTCAACGATCGCCTCTGGCGTGACGGTGACGGTGCCAAGTGGTGCCACCTGGACGATTGTGTAAGGAACGATTATGCCAATGACATTTGACGGTAACGGCACGATTACAGGACTATCGGCTGGTGGTCTGCCTGATAGTTCTATTGTTACTGCTGACATTGCTAATGCTGCAATTACCGCTGCAAAACTAGATGGCGCTCAGAGTGGATCTGCTCCTATCTATGGCGCTAGAGCTTGGGTGAACTTTAATGGTACTGGTACGGTAGCTATCAGAGCGTCTGGCAATGTGAGTTCTATTACTGATAATGGTACTGGTGATTACACGGTGAACTTTACTAATGCGCTAGTGGATGCTAATTTTGATGCCAATGTTACTGGTGACATTGGTGGTGCTAGTGATTTTGCCGTTGGTTGTACAAGGGATAGCTCTACTGCTAGAACAACGTCATTGGTACGAGTTGGTATGGGTACTACAGGTGGTCTTCCAGCAGATTCCACCGTTGTTTCTGTCACCATCTTCCGCTAAAGGACAACCATGAACAGCAAACACTTACGTAATGCTTTGATGATTGGTTAACTATGTCATTGAAACTAAATTCATCTGGTGGTGGTAGCGTACTATTGCAGGAGCCTAGTACGGCTTCTAACCGCACCTTAACTTTGCCTGATGCTGACGGTACAGTTATCTATTCAGATGCTTCTGCTAATCTGCAATTTAACTCAGGTTACGGCTCAACAGCCACAGCATACGGTTGCAGAGCATGGGTAAACTTTAACGGCACAGGTACAGTCGCTATTAGAGCTAGTGGCAATGTGTCGAGTATTACGGATAACGGTACTGGTGACTATACGGTCAACTTTACTAACGCGCTAGTAGATACAAATTATGTCGTTGTTGTTCCGTCAATGATGACTGGTGGAAACACATCTGAATATTTTGGGGTTCTTACACCATCAAATAACTCTTACTCTACTAAAACTACTTCGGCGGTCAGATTGGCGGTATATAACACTTTAGTAAGTAATCAAGATGTTTTTGATGCAAATGTCGCAATCTTCCGTTAATTAAGGACAACCATGAACTCACGCATAATTTACCCTACAGATGACGGTGGTGTTGCTGTCATTATTCCAGCCGCTGAGTGTGGCTTAACCATTGAAGAAATCGCTGCTAAAGACGTGCCAGCAGGTAAGCCTTACGAGATCGTAGACGTAGCGGATATTCCTTCAGATCGTACATTTCGTGGAGCATGGTCATGGGTCTCGTAATCGACTTAACTAAAGCTAAGAACATTGGTCACGATATGCGTCGTGCTGCTAGGGCTGAAGAATTCAAGCCTTACGACGAAGCTATTGCCAAGCAGATACCGGGTGCATCAGACGGTGCAGAAGCGGCTCGTCAGGCTATCCGTGACAAGTACGCAGCTATCCAGACTAGTATTAACGCAGCAACGACACCTGACGAGATCAAAGCAGCATTGGGGATTTAAATGTCAACATTAAAGACGAACAATGTACAAGTTGGGCAGTCTGTAACGGCTACAAATAACTTTACTATTTATCAGCCTTCCTCCCCTGACGGTACTGTTCGCATTGGTGTTGGCAATAGTGGCGCTACGACAGCAGATGTAGCCTCTATATCCTCAAGCGGTAACTTTTCATTTAACTCAGGTTATGGCTCTGTAGCTACGGCTTATGGTTGTCGTGCTTGGGTAAACTTTGATGGTACTGGAACTGTTGCAATTAGAGCTAGTGGTAACGTATCGTCAATAACTGACAATGGTACGGGTGATTACACTGTGAACTTTACTACGGCTATGCCGAATGCGAATTACAGTGTAAATGTAACAAGTGGTGGCTTTTCTACTACGGAAAGAACTATTTTAGGAACAGCATATGCGTTAACTACATCAGCAGTTAAAGTTGAATCTACTATTTGTACTAATGCTGTTCGTTTTGACGCAAATCTTATATCAGTAGCTGTATTCCGCTAAAGGACAACCATGCAAAAGATTCTATTTGGTGAGTGGTTGCCAGATCAACCCGGCGTAACAGGTGCAAAACATGACGCCTGAACTGCAAAAGTATTACGAAGATCGATTCGCCATGATGACCCACCAGGGCTGGCGCGATTTGCTGGAAGATATTGACTTAATGGTAACGTCTTTGAACAATGTTGCTACAATTCAAGACGAAAAAGATTTACAATTTAAGAAGGGTGAGTTATCTATTCTAAATTGGCTGAGAACCCTAAAACAGGTCAGCGAAGAGGCATACGAGGCACTCAATGAGAAAGATATTTGAATTTCTCTGCGAAAGCGGAGAGCGCATCGAACGGTTTACCGAATATGAGGATAAGCTCGTTCGTTGCAATTGCGGCAAGACAGCCCGCCGCACCATATCTGCACCGGCGTTTAAATTGGAAGGGTGGTCGGGAGCGTTTCCTACAGCTCACGCAAAGTTTGATAAAACCCACCGAGACAAGCTAAAATCCGAGCAGAAGGCGAACAGATAAGCAGAAATGCCCTGTTCATGTTTAATCCTGAGAACCAAAAGATGGCAGGAAAAGGAACTTTGACATGTTGATTGACCAAGAACCAGAGATGCCTAGTGAGTTAGAGGCAGAAGAAGCAAAACTACCTGATTACGCAGCGCCAGAGATACCCGAATTGCCCGACCGCTATCGCGGTAAGTCGATCGGAGATGTCGTCAAGATGCACCAAGAGGCCGAGAAGGTCATTGGTCGCCAGGCGCAGGAAGTCGGGGAAGTGCGGAAGCTAGCCGATGAGCTGATCAAGCAAAATCTCTCGTCAAAATCTCAACCTGTTGAACAGGTAGAGCCTGAAGTAGACTTTTTTGAGAACCCTCAGAGGGCGATTCAAAAAACCGTTGAGACACATCCGGACGTTATCGCTGCCCGCCAAGCGGGGGTCGAGTTCAGACGGATGCAAACTCAGCAGCGCCTAGCGCAAGAGCACCCTGATTTCATGGAAATCAGTGCCGACAAGGACTTTGAGACGTGGATTAAATCGTCTCAGGTACGACTCGAACTCTACGCCAGAGCGGATGCGAAGTTTGACTTCGATGCGGCTAATGAATTGATAAGCACCTACAAGCAGTTGCGTGGCATTAAGCAAAAGCAGGTTGAGCAATCCGGTAAGGAGGCTCGCCAGCAGTCGCTAAAAGCAGCGCAAGTGGACACAGGTGGCACCGGGGAGAGTTCGAAACGTGTCTATCGCAGGGCTGACCTTATTCGGCTGAAAATGACCGATCCAGCTCGATATGACGCGCTGTCCGACGAAATTATGGCGGCGTACCAAGAGGGCCGGGTCAAATAATTTACTTTTGATTTTAGGAGCTAGACATGGCTAATACCGCATTTTCCCCAGCAAACAGTGTAACAACAACAACTTCAGCAACATTCATCCCAGAAATTTGGAGTGACGAGATCGTTGCGGCCTACAAAAAGAACCTCGTTCTGGCCAACATCGTAATGAAGATGAACTTCAAGGGCAAGAAAGGTGACACCGTTCACGTTCCTGCACCAACCCGTGGTAGCGCCTCGGCTAAAGTGGCTACTGATGCCGTTACGCTGATCGCTGCAACTGAGTCTGAAGTTCAGATCTTGATCAACAAGCACTACGAGTACAGCCGTCTGATCGAAGACATCGTCGAAGCCCAGGCTCTGAACTCGCTGCGTCAGTTCTATACCAGCGACGCTGGCTACGCTTTGGCTCGTCAGGTTGACACCGACCTGATCCGCCTCGGCCGTGCTTTCAACGGCGCAACCGTTGGCACCGACGACTACGCAACCAGCAACACCACCACCAAGGCTTTCATTGGTTCGGATGGCACAACTGCGTACAACAGCACCAGCTCCAACGCTGCTGCGCTGACTGACGTTGCTATCCGTCGTACCATCCAGCGTCTGGATGACAACGACACTCCAATGGACGGCCGTTTCTTCATCATCCCACCATCAAGCCGTAACACGCTGATGGGTCTGGCTCGCTACACCGAACAGGCATTTGTCGGCGACGGCAATGCTATTCGTAACGGCGAGATCGGCAACCTGTATGGTATCCCTGTGTTCGTGACTTCCAACGCCGATACTGGCGCTGGTAACTCGGGCGCTGACCGTATCT